CTCACTGCTATTTCGCAGGCTATCATTCATGCGGAGAAAATTCTCTCGCAATTCGAACGTGATGCAGGCCGCGTTGTGCGGCGGAGGTACGCTTTTCCAGAAGTACGTACCGTTACGACGACGGTGGTTTCTACCAACGTCAGCGCATATGCAAATGCGACCGGACAGGTTGCAGATGCTGGTACGACTAACAAAGGGTCACTTGTTAGGACTCGTACTGAGTCCCAACGTCAGTGGTTTGAGGGTGCGTTCGTGTATCATCTCCCAACGGGCTATTCGGCCCGCGAAGAGATGGCACGGATCACACTCAAGGCTAGGCAGTTGCTTGGCCTTTCACTGACTCCGGACACTGTCTGGAATTTGACTCCTTGGAGCTGGGCCGTGGATTGGATCAGTAACACCGGTGACGTTATTTCTAATATCACCGATAGTCTGATCGACGGTCTTGTGTTGAAGTACGGCTACATGATGGAGCATACGCTCGTATCTGATGAGCTGTCTTTCGTGGGACCGACTGGGTTTCAACCCGTTAATGGCCCTCGACCATCATCCATAACGCTAAACCATGAGGTAAAGCGTCGGGTGAAGGCAACACCCTATGGGTTCGGCCTGACCTGGACGAGTTTTACTACTCGTCAACTGGCCATTCTTGCCGCTCTTGGTATTACCAGGAGTTGACAGGAAGATGTTCTTCTGTGTCAAAACGCCATTTGGGGACCAAGCTCTGGTCCCTAGGAGTGATGCCTATGTCGTTCGCCGATCCGCAATCCGTCACCATCAGCGCCGCTACGACCCCGCTCCCACGCGTTAGCGTTGGGGACGACAGGTCGGAGTACGTGAGTGGCGACGGACTTATCTCTCTGACCGCAAGCCATGACTATGGCAAGCGGACTCGGAGATTGCTGCGTATCGACACGTCCAAGATCACGGCGGATCCGTTTAAGCCGGCCGACAATGTGAAGGTCTCGATGGCGTGTTACGTCGTCTTTGACCTTCCGCCGGCTGGCTACACGCCCGCCGAGGCTCTCGCGGTTTACACTGGGTTCAAAACTCAGTTTTCCGCGAGCTCGGACCTCCTGATCACAAAGCTGCTCGGAGGTGAGTCCTAAAGACTCTGTCTCCTTGCTGTCTTGACTGATCGGGAGCCAGATGCCATTTCTGGCAATCCTCACGATTCGGCTTCGTATCGGGCTCAAAGGCCTGATCGTCGCAGGGTTGGAGGACGACGCGAATATGACCGTGACCCCGTCGAGCGAACACCTAAAAAGGTGGTAGCTGGTACGGTGGCTGTGGTGCAATTCGTGTTTCTGGTTGTTGAGGCCTTGATGAGCAATTGCTCACCTTGGCCTTGAGTGGATGATGTAGGCTACGGACTGGGTACCCCCTATTAAAGGAGGATCCATGAAAAGCCTAATGTCACTCTGGTCCTGCATGGCAGAGGAATTTGCCATGCGATGCTGCACTAGCGCCACCCGTGACATAAAAACTGTCGCGGGTCGGATCGAGCACGAGGGGTTGTCGTTTTTCGCGATTACCCTGGCTGACCTGGGAAAAGCTGTCCAAAAATGGCTTGACTCAGGTATAGTCGACTCTTCTCAATACTCTGCCTTCGCCTTCAAGCGTCGGCAGGGACATGATACTGGGCTCCCCGCATTTCTGTGGGGTTTCCTTAGTCGTGTGTTCGATCCTGTTAGCGGTGTGCTTCTCGAGGATCCCGATGTCGAGGCAATCTATGCTATTAGGCAGCTTACGCTGTTCTTTAGCAAGATCGCCCTCCCGGAGGAGTCCCTTGCGGGTAACTCCCAAGAGGGTCGCGGCCGAAAGGCCGTTACACCCCTTCGCGAGAGGCGAGCGATGTCGGAATTCCTCGAGTGTGAAAGTGAGGTCAAGTATGCAGATTCCATTCTGGATCCGGCCTATATGGCCGAGTTCAAGAATATGTCTGCATTGCTTTTTGGAGATGTTTTCTCCAAAGTGGACAGAGATGTCTACTGGGACCGTTTGGTTCCAAAGCACGGACCAGGAGCTGTTGCGGATCGCCTCTCGTCTAATGACAAGTGGGCTTCCCGCACCTGGACCCGACGCCTCGACCGTCTGTTTGACGGTCGAAGCTATCTGCTCCCGAATCGGCATTTTGCCGACGAAGGGGCTGATATTGACCTGCTTGAACCTGGAGCAGAGATCCCCGTTAGGGTCATCTCCGTTCCTAAAACGCTCAAGTCCCCTAGGATTATTGCGATTGAACCGGCCTGTATGCAGTATATGCAGCAAGCCGTTCTCCGCAGTCTCCTATCAGCGATCAGAGAGGATGGTTTCCTCCGTCGCGTTGTCGGTTTCGACGACCAGGAGCCTAACAGGCTTCTGGCTCGTTCAGGCTCCCTCAGCGGAAGCCTGGCTACGCTCGATTTGAGCGAAGCGAGCGACAGGGTCTCGAATCAGCACGTACTTGCCATGTTGGAAGCATGGCCGCATTTGTCTGCGGCCGTGCAAGCCACTAGGTCTAGGAAGGCTGATGTACCTGGTCACGGAGTTATCCGTTTGGCCAAGTTCGCGTCTATGGGTTCAGCCCTTTGTTTCCCGATTGAGGCGATGGTCTTTTTGACCGTCATCTTCCTCGGAATTCAACGTGAGCTAAGCACTACGCTTTCTCGCCATGAGCTGATCAAGCTTTTTGGCGAGCGGGTGCGTGTCTTTGGGGATGATTTGATTGTCCCCTCAGAATATGTGCTGTCCGTCGTTGACGAACTGAGTGCTTTTGGGCACAAAGTTAACGTCAGCAAGTCCTACTGGACCGGAAGGTTCAGGGAGTCTTGCGGACGGGAGTATTATGACGGTCATGACGTTAGTATTGTCAAGATGCGTCAAGTACTTCCGACACGACGGCAGGATGTTAGTGGAGTGATAGCTACCGTTTCGCTGCGGAACCAGCTCTATTGGGCTGGTCTGTGGCGTTCGGCTGCTTGGTTGGACCGCTTCCTCGGGAAAATGCTTAAGCACTACCCAACGGTCGCACCGACCTCTCCACTGCTGGGCAGAGAATCAGCGCTGGGGTATGAATTCCAGCGTCTGGATCCTAATCTCCACAGCCCCCTCACCAAGGGCTTTTTCGTGGAGGCCAAATCACCTCAAGATCATCTTGAGGGATCTGGTGCCCTTCTCAAGTGTCTCTTGAGGAGCAACCCCAGTCAATGGGGATTGCCGAGTCTCTTCCGAGTTCGGCGAAATGCTCCTCTATTCGACAGCTTGCCAAGCGTCGATGTTGAGCACCTGGAGCGTTCTGGACGCCCCGAGCACGTCAGCATCAAGCTCGGGTGGAGATC